GTTCTCATTTAGTGCCTCATTCGTGATAATGGTGGTATTCGTAAAATCGTTTAACGGACTATCAACTGGAGGTTTTCTCTCTAGAACAATAGAGGCGTCGTTCGCTGGTGCTACATCAAAACGGATAATAGTTTCAGAGAACCAAATATAGGCAGTGGTTAGAACCCCATTGATCCTAGCGGTTACATGTGACTTGCGGATGTAGTCTGCAGGAACAACAAAGTCACGTTGAGACCCGTTCCCGGTGTAGGTAAGTCTGTAGGCCATCTATCAATTCGGCATTGTTGTCAGTTTCTGCAAGACTGTTTCTCTGTTCCTCTTGCTGTATTCACCTTGACGGAAGTTACGTCGCATCTGAGCTGCTTCTTGCAGCCTCACACGGAAGTCCTCATTCTCTGAAGCCATAGCCATCTGAGCTGCACGTCTCATGGAGTTGACCCGGCCTTGTATCAATTGAATGTGCGGAGGGGCGAGGCTAGGTTCATCCGGGTTGTATGGGCGCCTATCCCAGCTGTCACGAAGCTCCACGTACTCAGGGGTCTGGATCAACTCCTCCAGGGAGTCCCGAAGGCCCATGTCGAACATGCGCCTGTGTAGCTCGTTCTTGTCCTCAGGTGTCATCTCCATGCTCTGAGGGCCTCGATCAAAGTCCCTAAAGCCATAGCCATCATCAGACAGTGCCCACTTGAGGGGGTCCTCAGTTGGGGTGCTGATTCGGATGGGAGAGTTGGCGTTGAAGAATCCACCTGTAGCAGAGATGCCTGGCTCCCCGGTGAAGGGGTCAATTGAGAGGGCACCTGTGCTGACCATACCAGCTGAAGCCTGCTCCCACACTCTATCTGACAGGCTCTTGTACTCCTTCCTGTAAGGACTGATCGTGTTAAAGATACCACGACGGAAGCCTGACAAGGGTAGGCTGTTGTTGATCAGGTTAGCCAACACTACTTCACGTTGTGATTCAGAGGTTCTAGGGTTGATCATCTCTGCAATGGCTTGCATACCAGCAAAGAACGATTTATCCGTCAAACCAGAGGCGATGGTGAATGCTGCGTATGCACCTAGATGGTGTCCAGCATCGTTGTACCCGAGCATAGCCAAGTTAACAGCATCCGCTGTCATGCCAAGAATCGTGGCAGCAGGTTCAGATGAACTGAAGTCAATCAACTTTCCACCAACCTTCATTGTCAGGGGTCTGATTCCAGCTGCATCCCATGCAAGTTTTGCTCTGGATCCTGGAGGAGGGCCGTAGCCGTATAGGTTTCCACTGGCTGCGAGCATTGCTCCACCCATCACCATCATCATCCCTGTTCCAACTCGTCCCTCGTACACAGCTAGTTTGGCCTGTGCTTCTGGGTCTTTCGACTCCTTTGCAAGCTTAGCCACTTCAGCATAGTCTTTGGTGAATGCTTTGTTGAGGAATGGGGTGTGTTTACCAACGTACCTGAGAATCTCCGATGGTGTGTTCACAACAGGAACAAACCACTTAAGCACTGGAACAGCTTCAAGGAACGAAGAGAACCTCTTAACTGCCTCAAATGGGTCACCCTGGAACGTACCCTGAGCAATCCACTCCTTTAGGTCATCATCCAGGATGCTCCCATCAGGTGCAATCTTCTGGTTGAACTCACCAAGGGCCAGGTCAAACTTCTCTTTGAGGTTCCCACCATCCCGAGAGGCAACAAACATGCTCTCCTGATATGACCACTGACGAAGCAGTAGATTCTGGAAAGCTTCATCCCCAGCAGTCAGTAAACGTGTAGGCCAACTGAACAACGGGTTAGCGGCAATGAACCTGTGCTGCAGTTTCATGAAGTTAGCAGCCGCCTTTTCTGAGGGAGTCTTGGCTCGTGCAATCAGTTCAGCAATCTCGTCATCAGTCTTTGCATTGCTTACGTGATATTTACCATCTCCAGACAGCTTGATGGATGCTGGGTCCTTCAGGGCCTTGGCTCCAGCCGTGAATGCCTCACCAAGTCCCATGACCAGGCCGTGCATCCCAGCCATGCTTGCTCGGATAGAGTGCTCATCGAGGTTGGTTACACCATAGATCATCGAAGACAAAGGCCGCTCAATGACGTTGTAGGCGTTACCGCTGATGTTCCTGAGCTGGGTGATAGGTCCACTGAAGATGCTGTTGATCATCACTGAGCCAGCATCCTTGATTCCCACCTTCCTGACAAGTTGCCAGAATGGGATGATCTTCTCAGGGTTACCGCCTGAAGCTCGGAGGGACGCAGCAATAGCCAAGATGTCCTGGCGTGCCTCTTCAACGTCTCCAGCCTTCCACTTGTCCTGGATACTCTTCAGGGTCTGGAGGATGTCATCAAATCCATCCATGCCCTCATCACCTTTAGCCAGCAGGTTGATGTTTCCGGTCTGACGGTTGATGGGCAGGCCGAACATACGCACCCTGCGACCAGCTCGTGAGGAGGTCTCCTTTGTGAGCCGGAGAGTGGCAGCCAGGTTGTCTATCATCCGATCCACAGTGTTGCCGAGTGGTTGACCCTCCTCGGTGAGGCGGATCACTTCATCTGCCAGTTGAGCAGCCTTTTCAGCTGTGCTCTTGATGTAGGTCCTACCCACGATCACACCTGGATCGTTGAACTGTTCTACGGTAACCCCATCGGCTTGCCGTACTTGCTCCACCAATCCACGCTTGCGGAAGGCTTCGATGGGCTTGTCGAGGGCAGACAGGTCGTCTCCGGTGACCGATTCCAGGAGATCACGCTCAGCCTGCAAAGCGTCAGCCATGTTCTCTCGATCAGGCTTGAAGCGTGAGGCAGCGAACTCCTGGACCTCAGGACGGTTGATGCCTGCATCGAGGATACGGGAAGCGGGGCCTTCCTGGAGCCCCAGCAGCTTGGTCTGAGCATCCGTCAGGACGGAGACAGTGCCGGTACGGGCCTTGATGGCATCAGTGATGTCCACCGGCTCAAACGTGGCTGACCGTTCCTGAGGAAGCAGGTTGTAATCAGCGGGGGTGTACCCAGTGCTGATGTCTGCATCCAGGGAGCGGTCGAGGTTGATCAGGACGCTCTCTTGGGCATCGAGGTCTTCCTGCTTGCCAGGAGGTATAAGGTCTCCCATCTCCTCCAGTTCTTGACGCTGAACAGCGATCTCATCGAGGCGTGCCTGGATGTCATCTTGGGAGCGAAGGGTAATATCAGCAAACAACTCGCTTTCACGGGTTGCGGCTTGTGCTACCTCATCGGCAGCCTTGGTCATCTCCTCGTTGGCAGCCCTCAGGGCTTGCTGGAAAGCTTCAATTTTGTCCTGATTGCTTTTGGTTTTACCTCGCTTTCCAGGTACAGGTGCGTCTGGGTCAGACTTGACTTCCCCTGTGGTTGACAGTGCGTAGGACTTCCTTGCAGCCTTGAGGCCACGAATTGCAACAGCTGCAGCAGCAGAAATTCCACTCCCTTCAAGGATAGCCTTGACTCGTGAACTCGCTGCCGTGTCGTCTTCGTCGCTGATCAAGTAGTCGATCAGTCCAAGGTTATCTTGGAGTTCCTCAGGAAGAAGCCCCTTGATCAGGCCAGTCAGGTTGGGGTCACCCTTTTTTGTGGTGATGATGTCTGCAATGCCGGATGACACTTCAGCCTTTATAGCAACACCTACCTTACCGGTGGCTTTAGGGAGTGCCCTCCAGGCGGTGCTCATTGTCGCCCCGAAGGTTACCAGATTCTGCGCAAACTTACCACCAGCAGTCTTAGGTACAAACACTCCTGTGTTCAGCCTAGGCTCCACGTATTCAGGGTGGAATGGATTCTGAGATGGATCGGTCTCGATCCCAACCGCATTCCTGCCTACCATGCGCACCACATCGGTGACCGCAGCCCCGGTGTCGATCACATTCTCCAGAGCACGAGCAGGGACACCACCAAGGACCCTCTTGGTCTCTGCAACCGCTGGGGTGGATGGACTGAGTGGCTGCGGTCCTCCTTGGGCCTTCCTGCGCCTCTGAGAGGCCTCTGCTTGCTGGACAGTGACAGGCTCCTTCCCGGCTGCGCCCCGGATCACGTTTCCAAGGGCATTACCGGCAGCCTTGGCACCCCACTCGACTTCGTTGGTCACCTTGTCGATGGCCTTACCGATGGGCTCCAGGGGGTTGCTGGTCCTCTTGGCTCCAGGCTTCTTCTTGTTGGCTTCCTTCATCCGTTCTTCGGACGAGGGGCCTTTTGGACGAGGGGCTGGCCTCAGCTTCGCCTTCTCTTCCTCGGTCATCTCAGTAATGGGAGCCGGTTGGCCCCCAGTGATCTGAAGTGTCTTGTAGATAGACATTGTTTTTATCGAAGTGGATATTTCCTCATCACACCATCGTATGCTCGCCGCAGCAAGCCGAGAATGTAACGAGGAACTGTACCGTTAGGGAATGCGAGGTGAATGTGCTCACCATGACCAGGATCACCTGGACCTAGAAGCTCTAGACCGTACTTGTTGGCAATAGGCATCCACGCATCCTTGAGGGCACGCTTCCTCCCTTGCCAGTAGCTCTTGGGTTCATTCTTCGATCTCCAGTCAGTGATGTCGATGGCACGATCAGAGTAGTGATACGAGTTATCAGAGTGACCACCAACTCTGGCGTTACCCTTTCCGACATACCCACGCTGCTTGTCGAAGGCTGAATGCTCAGCAACACTGAGGCCTAGGCCATGGAGCATCTTGCCCACATCAACAATGGTGGCTAGAGTGCCATCACCTGGATCTGGGCTGTTGCTCATGGCACGAAGATAACGCTCGCGTGCAAGCTTTAACATGGCTGCAGTTTGAGATGCAGGCACTGATGCCCGGTTACCGGCTAGGCCATTGTAACGGCTTCCTCCTGCTTTGTTCTTCAGAACTGCCCACTCATCTGATGCCTCATTGACAGCTCCAACCAGGTCGTTGCTCTGACCCTTGATGTATGCAGACAGTGTGGGACGTTGACCATTGAGCAGTAGGGCAGCGCCGAGTCGATCTTGAACTTCAGGAGTCATCCTGTCATCCATAGACACACCAGATCCACGGACAGCAAGCTCCATAGTTCCACCAATGATCTGGTAACGACCGAAGGCGTTGATGATCCCCCTCTTTTGGAGGCTAATCACTTCACGCACTGTTAGCTGGTCTGCTGTCTTGCCGGTGATGGATTGGATGCCTCCTCGTGTGTCGTCAGAGACCCTACGGTTCACCGCATTGTATCCTTGGGCTCCAGCCTCGGGACCAGCGATCATGTCAAGGATTGGACGAACAGCTTCAACCTCAAAGTCCCCACCACCTTCACTTCGATCAATCACCACCTCACCATTGACCAGTTGAACCTTACCCATGTTGGCCAGTTTGGTCTGAGCTACAGCACCCTTGCTCTGCATTTCCAAGAACTGACGGGTCCGCATGAACCTCTCGTAGCCATAGGCACGCCTCTGCTCTGGGAGTCGTGGGAGTACCTGTAGCTGTGCTTCCTGTGGGTTGATGAGGCTCTGCTGTTGCATCTGGATAACAACTGGGAGCTGCTGTATGGGGGCTGTATCCATGCCGTTGACTTTTGCTTGCTGTGTGAGTACGCTGTGTGCTGGAAGACCTGTGACATTGACGATGCCCTGAACTCGTGGAGTTGGCAGCTGACCTTGGGAGATACGCTGTATGTTCTCCTCCAGTTCAGTTGTCGCAACAGTTGCGTCTTGCCTCACATTGGGGAGTGTTAGGGCTTGTGGTACAATACCTCTCGCATCGGAGGATCTACCGGTTGGGGAGTTGGGGTTACGAACAGTTGAAGTGATACGATTACTGAAGTCAACAGGGAATCCATCGAACAGTATTTCTCGCTTACCATCTGCTCCTATGGCCCCCTCCTTGGTCTTGACTTGGTATGCTGGATCCTTTAGTGCTGTCCCAATGTACTTGAGTGCCTCTGCCTGTATAGCTGATGCAGATGGTACAACCTTTTGACTGTTAATCCAGTTGGACAAATGCAGCATGGTCTCTGCTGTTAGGGTTTCAACCCTTGCACGTCCACCACCTCCAGTCTTCTGGATTGTATCTAAGCCTGCACCTTGGATAATGGCTCTTGTAAACTCGGCTGTTGCCAAACCTTTAATCGAGGATTCCAGAGCTTTGATTACCTCATTACCGGCGTTGAGTGGACGCTTGCTTCTGAAGAAGTCTGCCTGGGCATTGGTCAGCTGACCATCAAGCATCATCTGCTCAAGGCGATCTTCCGATGGAATCTCTCCTGTCTTTTCCCAGGTATCGACAACCGCTTCAAAGGCATTCTCTGAGGCAGTAATAGGACGTGTGTTGAAGTCCTGCAGCTCTTGCTGTGCCCTAGGGCTGTTGGCTTCAGACAGTTTGCCCAGCTGAGTCTTGTACCACGTATTGGCTTCAACGATCTTGCTGGGATCGCTTCCTGCTGCTTTCAATCGCTCTTGATGCTCAAGTTTGAGTTGAGGTACAAGGCTATCGGCAGCTTCGATGGCCATCCGAACGTTGCTACGATCCTCTGCTTCAAGGCTATCGTAGGATTCACGGAATGCAGCTTGATACCTGGGATGCTCTCCCCATGATCCGAGTCCAGGCTGCTCGTTGCTGACATTGGATCTCTCCAGTTGAGCCAATAACTCAGGGTCTCCCACACGTACAGCATAGCTGAGTACAGCTGGTATCAGTACGTCATTGGCCTCCCTGTTACTTAGACCTGTGGCTCTCAATGCAGTGGTTTTGGAGTTGATCCATTCAGTCATCCCATAGAAGTCATCCTTGCCTATGCCAGCCGCTTCTACACCAATACTGAGTGTGATGTCCTCCCTTTCCTGCTCTTGCTGTTGCTTCCTATTCTCATTGATTACCCTTTCAGCCGTCTGGGCATTGACCTCAGTGGATCTAGGGTACAGGTGTTCAGCCAGGATTGCTGGGTTGACATTTTTTAGTCCAGCATTCTCAAGTAGGAATGCAGCCCCAGCATTGATTGCCGCAAACGTCTCCGCAGAGCCACGGGCAGCCAGCTCCTTGGGGCTGATCATCTGACCAGGATTCAGGGGATCTGGGATGATCTTCTCATCTGAGTTCATCCAGGTGTTGATGCCTACCTGCCACTCGGCAGCCATCTTTCTGGTGGCGCCAACAGCACGATAGTAGGCTCTCCAGCTTCTCCTGATAGGAGACTTCTTTCGCTGGTCTTCAGCCTGGATAGTATCAGTCTGAGCCAGCACCTCATTAGCCTGCCCTTCAGCCGCTGCAGCTGCCCCTAGGACTTTTCCAGCTTGGATGACAGTTTCCTGATCTTCAATTGGCATCCCCTCAGAAGCACCAAGGGCAAGACCTATGCCTTTCTCCTTGTTGATGTAGGCCAGCTCCTGGTCCCTGATGATACTAGCTGCAGTTTCAGAGATAGCAGCAAACGACTTGAGGTTCTGGTCACGTACCTCAGCATTGAGCCGTAGGGACCGTTGCCTGATGTCCTGATCTACAGCTCGTGTTTGTTCAGCCTGCCGAAGGCCAAGCTCTTGTCCCCTCAGGAACGTCTCGTTGCTGAATTGTTGGGCACGTTGGAAGTCATCCAGGCGAGAACGAAGGAACCTCTCATTGGCTGCATCGTTCTGCCTGAGTGATCTTGAGAATGTTTCTACCTGGAACTCACCTGTAGAAGCGGCGGCAGCCTGGGAACTTTCAAGTGCCCGGTTGTCAGTCCGTTGTTGTACTTCTCCAGCTCGCTCCAGGCTTCTGTTGAAGTCAGCCTGTTGCTTGGCTGCAGCACCTGAACGGTCAACCGCAGCGACCGTGATTTTACCAGTTGCCATGTTGTTCTACTATGGAGGTGTTATGGGTGTTGCTGCGGGTGGTCTGGCGTTGTAGGCTTGTATGCCACTTTGAGCTGCACCTAAGATCCCCTGAAGGAGGAGACCACCAGATGCGCTGGCTGAGGTGAATCCTTGCTGACCAAGTACAGGCATAGGAGCCCGAATCGGCCTTGCTGGGATGATGGCCCGGTTCGCCCGTGTTGCAGCCAACGGAATCGGAGCCTGGAATGGCTGAGGCAAGAACGAGCGGGGAGTCTGAAGAGGATCCAAGATTTGAACCTGATCCAGTGGCCTCAGCACACGGTTTGATTCAGCTTGGTTCATCTGACTCATGGCCTGTAGCCTGGTGTCGGCCAAGTTGTTATTTGCTTCAAAGATTCCTTCACGTTCCCGCAGGTTGTTCTCGGTCAGTGAGAGGTTGGCCAGGGTAGCCTCAGATTGGAGCCGGATGTTCAGCTGCTCCCTCTCCGCATCCGTGAGGGTGCTCTGGAGGTTGGTTGCAGCAGCCAGCTTGAGCAGCTCGGATTGCCTCTCCTCACCAAAGAACGCCAGCTCGATCCCCAGCACACCAAGGGCAAGGGAGGCCTGGTTGAGGGGGTCCTGCATGAGGCGGTTGGCGCTCTGCCCTTGACGGCCCGTAGCTGCCGCCTGGGCGCCCCTGGAAGAGGCCTCCCGCCGGGTCTGGTCCTGAGTGGCCGTGAACTGCTTCATCCGCTGCCTGACGGCCTTCTGGAGGTCTTCCCCGGAAAGGCCAGCCTGCCTCAGCTCGTTGGCGAAGCGTGCTTCCTGAGCCTTGGCCTGATTGATGGCCTGCTTCTTGCTCTGGTTGAAACCTTCTTGAATCTGACCACGTTGGATAGCTAATCCAGCTCTCTCAAACTTGAGCCTCTCCGTGATGTAGCTGTAAGACTGGGCTGCAGCTTCCGCAATGAGTTGGGTGTTTTGAGAGTAGGTTCTCTCCGATTGCTCAAACTGGCGAAGCTGAGCCCGCTGATCAGCAGCTTGAAGAGTTCGCTGGAAGTCTACATCTCTCTGGTTCTGAGCATTGACGGAGAGGTTCTGGATGTCAAGATTGGTGCTGCGTATAATCCAATCAGCAGCGTCAACACCATTTTGAGATCTCCATGATTGTAAGGCTACAGCCCTTTCCAGGTCACGACTCATTCGAGCCGAAGCTACAGCGAAGTCGTAAGTGAGATCGGTTTGGGCCTCATTGAGTTGCCAGCTACCTACCTGGGTATTGAAACTTTCGATGCGCTGCTGATTTGCATTGCGGCGAGCATCCTCTTCCGCGTCCCTGGCTGAGTTAGCGCCGAAAATTCCACTTACTAGACTGCCAATAGCTTGCGCCCCAGCTACTGCCATAGTTATTGGTTCCATATTGTCTTACCTAGGTGTAATTCCTCGTGTGGAGTATGTGCCCTGCCATGACACTTCTTGGATGTTGGTGGGTAGAGAGTCAGGTGCAATCAGAGTCACCTCAGCTTTATCACCATCAGCCATGATTGGAGCAGATGCTTGTGCAACTCGGTACATGGCTACATCCCCAAGCAGGTAGTTGGTCGGGGTTTTGAGGTCACATCGTCTCGTGAAGTCAGGCCGTCCAGGGGACTGCACCTTTACCTCAAAGGCTCCACTTGTGTAGGCCCGTACAATGAGCCTGCGCACCTTGGGAGGAAATACCACTTCGG